AGGATACGATATATCCTACTTATCATTTGAGAGCATTTCCACGAGGTTTTAAATACAGAGTACATTATAGTTGTTCTATTGCGATGTCTCCATACATCGATCCAACCTTCGTTTCTTAACCTGTCCCATCTTGCTTTATCCCACGAGTATGTATAAACACCGTCGATAAAGTCTTGTCGTGTAAATCTTCCTTTACAATCTAAATAAATTAATAATTCTAAATCTGCATCTTTTAACCCGTAAGTTTTACAGACCCACTTTCTAGTGAGCCTGTAATACTTAAGGATATTCATTTCACGCAAATCTTGCGCGGTTAATCGCATTTACTATGTATCAAGAGTAATTGCAATACCAGTAATATCTGAATCTACGTAAGTAGAATTAACATCATCAGCTATAACAACATAACCTTCTGATAAATTTCTTTTAGCTGCGTTAATTCCCGCTGCAATAGATTTAAATACCTTTAGCTCTGTATCAGCCGTGCAAGTAACTGTTACTAAATCAGTGTTGACGTTACTTCCGTCAGGGTCACCAATACTAGCTTCAAATTGCATTAAGATAGTTGCATCAGTAGCTATAGTCATACCTCTAAAACGAGATAATGGATAAGCAGCAGCATCATCAGCTGCGTCGATAAAAATCAATAATGGATTTTCCATAGTTATAATTTTTTTTGATTAATAATTTGTTTTCGTTTTCGTTTTTAAGTTTAAGGTTTAAGGGTTATGGTTTAGGTTTAATCTATTAAGCTTGTGCAGTATGATCAATTGCATCATCAATAGCACTTAAAGCTTCTGCATAATAAGTTGTACCATCAGTAAATAAATTTACCATATCACCTTGAGTACACTCAGTGTGAAATACAATAGTAGCTTTAGCTGTACCAGCAGTTGAGTTAGAAGCGTTACCACCTGGGTCTTTCATTACTAAATCAATAATTGCAGAACCAGCTTGGAGAGTGATATCTCCCGCGGGTGTATCTTCTTTAACTATAAACTTACAGAACCAACCTTGCTCTAAATCAGCAGCAACTGGTAGCGTAATTGTATATGGCCCACCACTTAACATAAATACATTACCTGAATCGCTTTGCAACACGGTATATGCAGCGCTAATATCAACTATATTTAATAGTGAATTACTAGCTTCCGGAGTTTGGGCAATCGCAGCCCCTACAGGCGCCGCCATTATGATGTAGTGATTGAATCATCTGTAGACGACAAGCACTCAGCATAATAAGTTGAACCATCACAGAGAATATTAATATAATCACCTTGTTTTGTAGCAGTACCAATTAGTATGTTTGATACCGCAGTACCGGCTGTACTATTAGAAGCGTTAGCTCCTGAATCTTTCATTACTAGATCTATAATAGCAGAACCAGCTGCTACTGTTATAATTCCAGTAGGTGTGTCTTCTTTTACAATAAGTTTACAGTTCCATCCCTCTACTAAACTAGCAGCAGGTAGTAATGTAATTTCGCAAGCACCACCAGTAGAACTAAGTGTAAATACCTTGCCTGAATCAGAAGCCAACATAGTATATGCTCCGTCAACATCATGTACGTTTTTACGTACGTCAAAAAATACTCTTCCCATTTTTTTGTTTGTTTTAATTAATTATTTGTTTTAATCGCTATCACCGGGTTGTAGTAATAACTAGCATACTAAAACAACATCACCATCACGAATAACTCTATAGAGAGTGTTTTTCCATGATATATCGTGTCCAGCATGTTTATCGTAATATATCACATCTCCATCTTTTAAACCTTCTACAAGATTTCCACGTGATATTATTTTTGCCTTTAAATACCTATTGTCAACATCGGTATCATCTGTCATTATAAGACCAGCAACCTTTTTAGGTTCTGTCTTTATTTTATCTACTATTATATATCTATTGATTGCTTTCATTCATTCTCATATTTGAAATTACACAATCTGCAGATATAATTGTTGATACTACACTCACTGCGTTTTTGAGCGCCGATTTTGTAACCAAAACCGGATCAATAATTCCTTTAGCGATCATATCAACATCTTCTCCTGTTACTACGTCTACACCTAAACCTTTAGTAGGTCTTGGTCCAACTTGTTCTAAACCGGCGTTAGCTAGTATAGTGTGAAAAGGAGCCGTTATAGCTTTGAGTAGTATCTCTTCACCCACCGCGTTAGCGGTGATTTCCTGCGAAGCGTTAAGAAGAGCGATTCCACCACCTGGGACGATACCTTCTTTTAACGCAGCTTTTGTAGCGTATATTGCGTCTTCTACTCTATCTTTCTTTTCTTTCATCTCAACCTTGGAATCAGCACCTACTTTTACCATACCTACGCTACCTGATAGCATAGCTAGTCTTTCTCTATGTTTCTTTTGTATAAACGGATTTTTCTCCCATTTATCTATAGTTTTCTTAATACTCTCTATTCTCTCCTCCATTTCATCCTCTGGAGTTTCTATAGTCAATACTGTATTCTTATCATCTGTTATTGCTGAGTAAGCCTCACCTAAACAATCGATGTCTATTAAATCAAGATCGTCACCTAATTGCTCGTTAATTACTTTTGCTCCAACTAAAAACGCTAAATCAGCAACTGTGTCATCTTTAGTGGGACCAAAGCCTGGTAAGTCAACTATGTTAACTTTTATATTACCTTTTACCTTGTTCATACATAAAGCAGCCTTAACTTGTTGGTCAACTGGAGCAACGATTAAAAGAGATCGTTTAGTTTTTATAACATGCTCTAATATAGTTTGTATTCTTCTTATATTAGGGATTTCTGAAGATACTATTAATACTAATGGGTTATCAAGCTCTGCGATTTGCTTGTCCTTATCAGTAACAAAATGTGGAGATGT